GGTATCGTAAGAATCTAGCCAAGTATGGGAACCGATCCGATACGGGAAAGCCTTCATTCGCATATCGTCGGTAATAAGCGTTCTGGCGTTCGATGGATAAGGCGTTTTGTACGGTAGATCCTTTTCGAGAAGCATCCCGATGTTAGTTGCCACCTTCAAGCCTGCTTCAATCGTCGATCCGCGATCGGTCCCAAGTAGACCTTGGCTCTGACGTTGCGACTCAAGATAAGCGAACAGTTGCGACAGTTGACGCTCTACGCTAAATGATCCGTGCACCAACGCCCAAACGTATTCGCAAGCATTGGTGAGCGAGAATCCTTGGCACGATCCCATTGCACCTTGCTTGTCGTGTCGCATCAATGGGCGAGGATCGATTTCCTCTGGAGCCGAAAAATCACGCATGGTGAATGCAAGTTCGGTCGACGATGCCCTAATCGCATCGCGGTTTTCAAGCTCTATCGGATAGCCTGTGAACTCGAAATCGCTCACTTTACGCCCCTCCCAATCACCTCGACCAACTGATCTCGCTGGCCCTTTTCATAGCCGTAGTAACAACCGCAAGCAAAGCCGCCAAGGTAGATTGCAAGGATCGCTATCGAAACAGTGACGATCCAAACAACGCTCGGCTCTTGATCGGATGAGCTCATCAGGTGCCTGTAGTCCGGCTCGCTCTGGCTCCCATCGGGCAAGATGTCCACCTTGGCGTGATCCATTTTTGTTGCCATTATTTGCGTCTCCCAAACAAATAGCCGACGTAAGCACTTACCGCGACAACCGCCGAAAGAAAACCAGCAACGCCGAAAGGTCCAACCCATAGGACCAACTGAACAATCTTCCAGGAAAATAGATCAATCGGCCCCATGTTACGAATCCTCGGTTTCGCTCTCTGAAGAACAAAGCATCATGCCGAGCATCGCCAAAGTCTCCAGTGCGTTTTTTGGATCGCTTTTCCAGCATTCCGTACCGTCTACAACCTTGCGTTTTGTTCTTGGCAATGGAGCCGGTGGAGATGTGGGAACTTGCGAATAGTCTTTTGGTGGTGGTCCGTTTGAACCCATTATTTGCGTCTCCCAATAAAGTCGATTCCCTCGATTCGCTCGAGCCTGTCAAGCCGTTGGCCTTGCTCCATTGCAGACCAAGCACCGGCACCAAAAGACACCGCGCCGAGAACAATCGCAATGAAAATAAGGAACCATGCCAACTCAAACTTCTGACGGTATTTCGTATCGAGTTCATTCAATTCCATGTTACCACGCCCCCAAATAGGTCGCCAAATCTAATAGTTTCCAAATCGCCTAGCGGACAGCATCCGCAAGGCTCTTGAGGTTGTTCGATGCCGTTGAGTTTTTCAAGTCGTTCTAGCCGGCGGATTTGGTCGCTTCGCACGCAAGCAAGAGCAATCAAAACACCCAAAGCCGCAAAAATCCCGCAAACGCCAAGCCCAAAAAGGAATTGGAAGTCTTCGCGGTAGTGCTGGTAGTCCACACCCCTGGCGTAAATACCCTCGGCCTGTGCTGGTCTGGTGATTGGGGCTTTTACGTCGCTCATCTACCACGCTCCAGCGATTTCGCGATTGATCTTTGCTATCTCCGATTCCTTGCCAACAAACGACGCTGGCAGGTCCAACTTGTCGATGGCCTCATAAACTCGATCCAAGGCCTCTCGCTGCTTCGCACCTGCGTTATCCGCAATGAACTTGGTCCAAGCCTCTTGATCCTTTATCTCTCCCGATTCGATCTTGCTAGCTGCCTCAAGAAAAGCCTGCTTGTAAGCTGATCGGATGGATGGGAGAGTCTGAGAAACAACCGCCTTGAGCTCCTTCGGTTGTGGCTTGTCCGATGGTTGCTGATTTCGCAACAATGCAAAAACCGCCACCGCCGCGACGATCCAAGGAACCCAATTCTCTTTTTTCTTTTCGTCAGCCATCAATCCATCCTTGTGTTTTGCCCCAGGAAACTCACCGAGCTAAGGGTATCGGAAAAGTTCGGGCTCCCGAGGGCTTAGTCGTCGTCCCCGGTAACCGTAACGTCGAACGGCTCGCCATCTTCGACAGCTTCGCTGGGTACCTCGACCTTCTGCGATTGCCACCAAATCCAAAGCTTGATTGCAATTTGGATCAGCAAAAACAGCGTTGCCGGATCGATGCCGACGAGCTCTGGGTGAGAACTGAACAAAAGCTTTCCAGCTTCTTCATCGCCGTCGATTGTCTTTGCGACGAGGTCGGCCACCGTTGGATCGGATTTCCTGGCAACCCAAATTTCTCTGGCCGCGTTCCGGGCCCTGAGTCTGTCTCTGAATCGTAATCGGCTCACTTTGTCACCTCCGGCTTAGGATCGACCGGGCGAATCGACTCGCCGACGACCCACGCTCCAACGGTGTAAACAAGGATCTGTATTTGATCCTCAGTCAAGGGGACCTTGTCCTTGAGGACGACGACAAGAACGGTTGCCAGCGATACCCAAAATCGCTTTGATTTAAAAAGACCTTCCATAATTTTGACTCCTTTCACGCATTTTAGGCTTGACGCTCGCAAATTGCAAATGAAGTGGTCTAATTTCGCTTTAGACGCTTCCGAGCCACCGGCTTTGCTGCCTTTGGTCGCTTCTTGGTCTTGCGAGCGAGAAATAGCCCTAAATGCTCGTTCGTGGCCTCAAAAATCAGTTGACTTAGAGTCATGTCCATTTTGGCCGCTGCTCGATCCCATGCCGCCCAAGCTTCATCAGGTTGCGAAATGTTTTTGCGTTGCGTCATGAACTACACTCCTATTTCCGTGATTAAAATTTCCGTCCCAACATTTTCGTTTGGCCCGACGTGCCACTTCTCGACAGTCAGCCTGTACACTTGCCCGTCGTCATTGTAGGCGATTTCGTTCAAGGCATCGAGGATCGCCTTGCCAACATTGTCCAAATCAGGCTTTGTAATCTTTGGCTCTGGAGCCACGCTTCGCTTTTTGCTGTGACTCTTTGGGCGTGAAAACCAGCAAGTAATCTTGACCTCGACCGGCCCCTCGATCACCTCGCCGCCTGCGTTGACGTACGCCAACCGGACAGCTTGCTTGTAGGCATGGATTGGATGCTTTGCATCAACATAGGCCCGCGCGAACCCTCCGCGAGTCGAGATCGTAGGCCGTGGTTGCGCCACCGGATCACCTGGGATGAAGATTCTCATTCGCCCACCTCCTTAATCAATCGATCAAGATACCACCGAGCCTTCTTGAGGTCCTCGATGCCGTTCTTCTTGTCGTACCGCCAAAGGTACTTTATCGCGTTGCCGCGAAGGTAGCCAAGAAAGCCGCCGCCTAAAGCCACTTTCATCGCCTCGATACACTCGATGCCGCCTTGCTTGTAGTGCGAAGGGTTGATCGGATCGCTGGTAGTCTTTAAGGATTCCTTAATAACCGCTTCTGGCTCGACGGGCTTGCAAGAACGCACGCCATTTTCGTCTGGCTCTGAAACAACCTCACACAACACCCAAACCTTATCGCCAACTTTCATTTCCCTGCCCTCCGTGCTGGATGGTCCTTTGTCGTTAGTTTTGTTATCCATGTTTGCAGTTCCTTTTTTTCGTTTTGCACCTTAGTAAGTTTTCGACTCGTTCGCTCTAGATGCTTGCGGAGGTCTTTGTTCTCCGCCTCAAGATCCTCAATCCTTGCTAGGTATTCGGATGGTTTCATCGTAAGTCGAGCTCCATATCCGCGATGCTTGTCAACGCAGGTTCTAGCCTTGTATCGTTGCTCATCTTGTCGGATAGCTGGACCACGATCCAACGTCCGCCTACTCGCTGACGCCTAGTCTCCGCCGCCCAACATGCATCTTGCTGGAATCGATACCAGCCATCCATACGACCAGTGTCTAGGTCGAGTATCAAAAAACCCATGTTAAAAATCCTCGTGAAATTTCCTTGCATCCATAAAAGCGTCGGTAAACCGCTTACCGTCAAACGACAGGTTGACTTGTGCAATCTTCCCGTTCCGCTGTTTCTCTAGCAGGACTCTAGCCTCTTTGCTGTCCCGTTTGTCGCGATGCAATAGCATCACAATATCGGCGTCTTGTTCAATGGCGCCTGAGTCCCTCAAGTTGTTGATCGATGGGACTTCACCTTCTGCAGCGCGTCCTAGCTGACACAACACCAACAAAGCGATATTTAGCTGTTTGGCCATTCTCGCAAGCTCGTTGCTTATCATGGTGACCCGCTCATAGATCGATTGCCGGCCATCTTGCCCGCGTATCAAGCCTAGGTAATCAACCACTACAAGCTTGATCTGCTTCTTGGCAATCTCGGCTCTGATCCTAGACTCGATGCGTCCAATCGTTGCCCCTGATGCTTGCCAAATGTACAACGGCAATTCCCTTGCGTTGTCGCAAGCTTTGAGCATCGACAAGACCGCCTGATCGGTGTAGCTTGCCGATTGCATTTCCGTGATACGAATGTTTGCATCCTTTACAAATTGACGTTGACTAATCTGCTGGTTCGTCATTTCTAGCGAAACAAAGAGCGAAGCGTTACCGATGCTTGCAGCGTGCCAAGCAATGTCCATCGCCATCGCCGACTTGCCGATAGATGGGCGAGCCGCCAAGATTGCATAAGAGCCAAGCGGTATCCCACCGGACAACGCTCTGTCTAGTTCCTCAAAGCCACTTTGCACAACTGCCGCCGCTGTCTTATTGCTTCGAGCATCTTCGAGGACCTCAAGGTAATCGGCCATTACCTTACCGATCTGCTCTACCTCGTCAGAACCGGATTGCCTGACCCTAGCTAGCTTCGATTGCGCAGAGTTGATTACCTCGTCGGGCTCAAACGCTAGATCGCTTGCGTCTTGTAACGCAAGCTCCAACGCCAGGACGACCCGCCTTCGCTCTGCCCACTTAGCCAATTCCTCCGAGTGGTAAACCGCATGACCTGGAGTTGTCTTGAGTAGCAACGCTCCAAAGCCTTTGTCCCCGCCGAGTCGGTCTACCAAGCCTCGCTTCCTTAACTCAGAAACGAGAATCGATTCTCTCCAAAACTCGATGCCGGTTTTTGACATTGAGTGGAACGCCTTCCAAACGTCGGCAAGCTCCTGAATTAAGAAATCATCGGGAGTGACGATCTCAGCGACCGAATGGAAGTCTTTTGGCCTAAGTAGGATTCCTGCGATAAGCTGTTCCTCGATGGCCTTGGCTGTTGCTAGGTGTTGTGGATGTAGTCCCATTACGCTGGCTCCCAGTTGGAATCTATGACCGGTAAATCGCTTTCGCGCCTGATAGGCTTGCCTGGTTGCAACGGTGGCCTGTAATCGACCTTAATGCCCTGGTACTCATTGGCGGTTGCGAACGTTATCGCGTAGAGCAAATGAGCCTCATCGTCAAACGATGGAAAGATCCTGGAGAGATTCTCTCGGTTGGCGATTGGCTTGCCTTTGCTCTTGCGCATTTCCTCAAAGTGACCTAGAGCCTCTAGGATCTTAGCTTGGTTCATTCCTTGAGGGATGATCCACTGGCCCTCCGTGGTTTTCGGTTTTCGCTTCGATGGCTTGGAGGATTCCCCCTTAGGGGGTAAGGGGGTATTTATATTCTCTTCTCTTCTCTCCTCTTCTCTAGGCGTTACTGTAACGTTACGCGTTACGTTACTTGTTACGTTACTTTTTAGGTCGACTCCAAGCCGCTTCTTCTCCCTGTATCGGGCTTGTCTTTCGGCGTTCTTGCTCTTGTTTTTCCCGTCCGGCTCGACGTTGTATTCGTCGAAAAACCTTGGGAAAATCAACCCCTGATCATTTTCGACCACCCACCCAACGGACTCCATCGCATCGCCGAATCCAGGCATATCGGAGATATCATCGAGCACCCAAAGACCTACACCATAGCAAGCTAAATCGTCGCCGTTACGCACTCCTCGATGCCGCATAACGCCCCACACCGATAACAACGCACCAACGCAAGCGTTACGCGTTACGTTACGCGTTACGGTCATGTTACGTCTCATTTGTTGATTAACGTGGCGCGCAAGAATCCCATCTTCGTCGTCTAGCATGTCAGCCATGAGGCAAACTTTTGGATCCCGGTAGAGATCCGTTCTCATCTTGATCCAATCACCGGCCATAGCAGCTTGACCCTTCCTTGGAAAAATCCCAGCCGGTATTCAGGCTGCTACCCCCGGCGCAGACGCGCCAACAGAAACCGGCTGGGATTGTTTTTGTTTTGCGTTGGGTAGCAACCAACGCCATCATTTTATTCATGTTTTCACGCTTCGGAAATACTACAAATTCAGGAAAAGAGCCGTTTAGTTAATCTTCGCTTTCTGGTCTCTTAGAATGAAAAACAACTTCCCATCCTTGCTCAAGAAAAAAAGCTTCCATAACATCCCACGTTTGGAACTCCAAAGCACCTTCGTGGTCTCGAAGATCGACATCAAACACGCCTGTTTTGATATCCCAATGAACACCGACAACTTGTAGAAAAAAATCAAGCCCCCAGTGTCCAAAAAATACTGTCATGCCTTCCACGGGAACAAAATCAGTTTTCTTTTTTAGGACTGCTGTAAACGACATTCCTGGCATATCCCGACGATCGAAAAACCAAAAAAGAAACTTTACCTTGTAGCGTCGCATTTACCCACCCTCCAAAAAACTATTGAAACAAATCCTAAAAAGAGCCGCCCGCCCGTTAGAACGGACGGCCCTGTGGCAAGCCGTGCGGAGATTAGTCGCACGCAATACCGACGGTCGATTAGGTGATTAGCCCGGCTCGTACCGCGCACCAGTTCATTTGGCCGGACTCTTGCCGATCTCAGACAGCAAGCACCATTGCCGAGGCGAACTGACCTGGAAAAGGATCTAGTCAAACAAGGTTGGCTGTTGCTCAGAATCTCGACCGCTAATCGCACGATCAAGATTCCTAGACGCTTGCTGAAAGTATTCTGGCTTCAATTCGCAACCATAAAACCGACGCGGATTGGCGATTGCCTTTTTTGTCTTTGGGGACTTTCCTCCAAGAGAAACG